GGCACTTCAACAGTGTCTTGGATGGAAAGCGTGTATTTGGACATGGATTTAATCTCGGTTAGTGGGTTAAAAAAGTGATTTAATTACTATGTTTTTAATAGCAGCTTAGGCAGCAAATACGCCGGCTAGGCTGCTATTTATGGCTCTAAACTACCTTATAGGCAGATAAACCGTGTTTCATCATTACCAGCCACTGGAATAGCGCGGTAGTCGTAGCCGATGATGCGTTTGCCGCTGATTTCTTCCTTTTTCGGGTTAATCAACTGCACTGATGCGTGGTGAATCATGATCTTGTTGCCCGTGGCCGTGCCAATGACAAAACCCATGCCTTGCAGCGTATTGGCTTTGACGGTTGACATAAACGCCACCTCTTGTGTGGCGGTCAGCTCGAGCGACAGATTACCAGTCACTTTGCGGTCAGTCATCACCACCTCTTCAGTGGTTAGCATAGGCACAAAGTCGATTTTGTTGCCAAAGTCCAGCGTCAAACCAGTGGAGTTGTAAGCCGTGCCGCCAGTCAATGCGCCAGTGGCGTAGGTGCAACCCAACTGAATATCGGTCACGTTGGCTTTGGTGATGGCGACTGGCACCTTCCACGCTGTCAACACCGCTGTAGGGTTGGCAACGACTGTGTCGCCACCGTCAATACCGATAAAGTCGTACATCCACTTCGGTGCCTCGCCCACTTTGGCGCTGAGCTTGACGTTACCAAACGCTCCCAGCAGCTTGTGTAGCACACCGTCGTCGTAGTAGTAAATCGTGGCTGTTTTCAAGTTGTCGGTAACTGGCAGGTATTCCACGCGGTTAGGCGCGGTCAAACCCGTGGTTTCAGCCATGCCGCAAGCTTGCAGCAATGCACCCCATGCGGGTGCTGTAGCCGCTGTGCCTGAGCCAGCCACCAATGTGCTGAAGCTGACCTTTTTGTAAGCCGTGCCAACCAACTGTGGCGAGCCGCCAAAGTAAGGCAGCAAAATGTTAGTGTCAACGTTGTTGGCTTCTAACGGGGTGATAGAAAAGTCAGTCACCTGCACGGCATTGGCTGCGCCCGTAGGCACGGCGTCAATGCCTGGTGTGGTTTCGACTTTGGTGAGAATAACGGTCTTGCGTTGTAAGCGTGCCATATTGGTTTACTCCGATTGAAGGGTTGAAATGTGTGGATCTAGTGATTCGGGCAGGTTTTCTAACCAGCCATCACCCGCTGCATTGGGTCGCCAACTGCCCCCACCCGGTACAGGTGGCAGGCTTGCAGCCAGTACGGGCGGCAAAGCTGGCGGCGTGGACGTTTGCACGTTGTCGATAGCGTTGGATGGTGTTGTTTTGGTGGTCATGGGCTTCAAGCTCCAATGGTTGACAAACTGGCGGCATGCTCGACTTGCAGCTTAAAAACAGCACAAACCATAGGGGTGGCGCTGTCGTCGTATTGCCAGTCAATCTCAGGGTTCAGCACCAAAGCAAGTGCGCCTATGCTGGCTGGGTCTAGCGCCGACAAACGGCTCCAAACATCAACCAGCAAAGCATCCGCACCCACAGCGGGGTCACTGCCTGCGGCTACGCGGGCGTAGCACTCTACGGTGTAGCTGGTGCTCCACTCAAGCGAGCCAATGACATACTCGTTGCCAGTGGTTCGACCCAAGCGCACCACCAAGGCGGTGTTTACCCCCTCAGCAATAGGCCGCAAGGTGTTGAGCTGCACAGCTGCGCCCGCCAATGCCGTCGCGCCCGTGAGTGCAGCGGCAATGCCGGTTTGGATGCTCAAAAAGATGCTGCTCATGCCGTGCGCTCCAGCACCAAGACCGTCAGGCCCGTGCCGTCAGGCTGCGACTCAGCCACCAGGTATGACCCAGCACCCAAACCCGCAGCAAGCACCAGCGATTTACCCACCACACCAGCAGGCACGCTGCTGGACGGTAAAGTAAACACTGGCTGACCACTAGACATACCAGCCAACCCCACCGTGCCCTGCTCATACGCCCGGTCAAAGATGCCGACAACCCCAGCGCCGTTGAGCGTTGCATTGTCTGCAAACTCAGCGGTGCTGAAAAAGGCGGTGTGATCTTCAACCATGGCCATGATGTTGCTGGGCGCTTAGCTAGGTTTATGCTGTTAAGGCGTCAACCATGGTGGTGAAGCTCTCGACGTTGCGGATAGCAACATCGACGTCTTGCAATGTCACCACGCGCACGGTGCCAGCTGTGCTGCCGGTGTACGGGTCAACCAACAAGTCCAAAGTACCCCACATGCCGATGATCAAATCGCTGAAGTTACCAAAGATGGCCGCTGAACACACGCCAGTGCTGGTGCCCTTGGTCAAATTGGATGGCACAGCGTTGGTGACACCGCAGCGGTAGCCGTTGATAGGTGTATTGCCCGCATCCCACACTGGCATACCGTTGGTGCCGGTGAACTTTTGGGTTGATTTCAACTTGCCGCGCATTTTGGCGTTGGTCAAGTAAGCCATGGCACCGATGTCTGCATTGGCTGCAGCGACACCGGTTTCCAAGTCAATCATGTTTTGCCATGTTGGTGCCAAGCCGTTGGTGCCACCGATGACGCTTGACGTGATGGCTGCTAACAAACCTGTAGGCTGGTTGCCTGTGCCTGGGCCGTTGATGGCGGCTTGCTGAATAGCCAAGCCCAACACCGCAGCCAAATCGCTCTGCACCATGTTTTCAACATCAAGGCTTGATTGCAACAACAAACGGCGGCTGATGTCGGTAAACGCACCCACAGTTTTTGGCGTCATAGTAACTTGTGCCAAAACTTGTTGCGACTCGGTAGGCGCTGTATTCTCAGCCACCCAGTACGCTGTTGCCGCGCCAGATTGCTTTGGAATTGCAACTTGGCCCACCAAACCTGTCAACATGCGAGCGCCAAGCTGGTCGATAACCATGGCGTTGCGCAACATGCTGATGAAGTCGTTGGCGCGCAAGTCGGTTTGGATGGAGAAACCACCTGCATTGTTGGTGCCGGCTGTCAGGTCACGTTTTTGCACATCAGATGGCAAAAAGAAACCACGGGCAGTTTTGCCCATTTTCTTGCCGACTGCTTCAGAGCATGAGCGTTCAAACGCTGCAGCCTCTTGTGCTGCGCGGTCGCCAGGGTTAGCCATGGCGTTGATGGCGCGCATCATGCTGTATTGCTTGGTTTCTTGGGGGCTCAGGCCAATGTCAGACGTTGGCACAGGCTTGCTGGACAATGCTTTGATGGCGATTTGTTGAAATTCTTCAACAGTTTTGCCTTCTTGAATGGCGCGCATGGCCAGCTCTGCACCGCCTGGTACAGAGGCTGCGATGGCGCTGATTTCAGCGGCGTGATTGCGTTTTTCAACGGTTTCGATTTTGGCTTCAGGTGCTTTATCCATGATGATGGTTTCTTTCAAAGGGTTTTGGGTTTTGGTTGCAAGATCGTTTTGCGGATCAGTGATGGCGCTGCGGCCTACACCGACGCTGGCGTCAGCGGGGACGCTGACAAGTGACACCTCAAAGGGTTCCCAATCGGTGACGCGGTAGGTTTCCAAGCCGTCCTTTGTCTCGACAAGTTGCGCTTTGTGAATCATGTAGCCCACCGAGACGTTGCGGCGTATCCCATCCACCACGTCTTGAAAGACTTCCTCTGCGCGCTCGCTTTTTCCAAAACGAACGACAGCGCGGGCAACATGGTCCGCACCAATCTCGACAGATTCGACGACGCCCACAACATCTTTGGTGTCGTGGTCGCACAATAGGTTGGCACCGCTACGCAAGCGGCTTTGGCGCATTGACGTGCTGGTGCAATCAAGTATTTCAATGCCCCAATAGCGCTCATACGGCACCTCGCTTGCAAACGCCATGGTGGCGGTGCGGGCTTCTACGTTGACGGTTTGGCGCTCAAGCATCAATCCGCGCTCAGCCTTGCCGGAAGCAAGGCGGCGTGCTAACGATTCGGGGATGGCTTTTGTATTCATAGCCGCTACTGTCGCGGCTGGGGTGTCCGGTATTTAAGGCAAAAAGGTGGACGGTTTTGAAAATAATTTCAAAGAAAAATCATGTCAGCGTGCCGGCGCTTGCGTGGGCGGCGGGCATGCACTGGCGTGTAGACTGGCAGCCGCCAAGGCTTGCCAATAACCTTGCCACCCGCTGCGCCCGATGGCGTGAGTGGCGCAATAATATCGACAGCCAGCAAGCCCTGCGCAGCCACCAGCGCCGCGCTGTAGCCCATGCCTTGCAGGGCGATGGCTAAAGCGTTGAGCGCGTTCACTGCCTTACCACCGTGGTAATACCGCTGTTGGTACTGATGGCTTGGCTAATTGCCCCCGCGCTGCGGCTGGTAGCCGTAACCACCACAGGCACAGTCAACCCATGCAAAGCGGCCAAGCCGTCAATCCAAGCATCCAAGTCGCCCGAATAAGCCGGCGCAGCGCTGGTGGTGATGGTGACTGTATCCGTCCCACTAACCACCTGCGACAACCCACCCGCACTGCGCCCACTGGCAGACACCGTCAACGGGTTTGAAACGTCAAGGCCGTGGAGTAAGGCGAGTTGATAAATGAGCCTAGCGCGGGCGTTGGAAATGACAAATCCGCCACCATCAGCCTCAACAATGCCAATGAACGAAGCCGCTGACGATCCAGAAAGCACAACCGATGCGCTGCCAGTGCCAGCTACCGTGCCAATAGCCGCTGCAGCAGATGTGCCAGCTAACACAGCCGAAGCGCCACCACCCGCAACCACCGCACCCACAGACGCAACCGATACCGCACCCGCAAGCGTGGCAATACCTGCACCTGCAGCCACAACAGCACCAATAGCGCTTGATACGCTTGCACCGCTTGGTGTTGCCGTGCCATTGACAGACGAGCCACCACTAGCAGAAACTATGCCAATACTGGATGCTGCGCTTGCGCCGGTAAGTGTTGTGTTTGCGTCACCCTTAGAGACGACTGCACCAATGCCCGCTGCAGCAGATGTGCCGGCTAATACAGCCGAAGCACCACCACCCACAACCACCGCACCCACAGCACCAGCCGATGCCGCACCCATGAGCGCTGCAATACCCGCACCCACAGCCGATACGGTACCAACACCGCTTGATGCGCTTGCACCGCTCGGTGTTGCTGTGCCATTGACAGATGTGCCACCACTGGCAGAAACTGTACTAATGCTGGATGCGGCACTTGCGCCGGTAAGCGTTTTATTTGCGTCACCCTTTGCAGCTGGCGCGCCAATGCTTGATGATGCCGACGCGCCCGAAGGCGTGGCTGTGCCGTTAACGCCCCCACTCTCAGTATTGATAATTTCCGCGTCAAACCAAGCCGCCGGCTGCAGCTCGGCATCAAACCAAGCATCAGGGCGTAATTCACCATCGAACCAGCCCAGAAGTGCCATGTTATTTCTCTGTTACTGTCAATTCGCCGCTGAAAAAGGTAGCTGTAGCAGCGCTTGAAAGAATGGCGTGCAAGATGCATGAGCCGTTGTACAAACGAACACCCGGGCTAACCAGTGGCTTTGTTGCGCTTACGTTTGGCAAAACAGTTCCAATGGTTGCAATATCTCGCGCAATAAACAATGAAATAGTGCCACTTACCCATGATGTACCGAGCGTCACGCTTGCTGCGCCTGCGCCTATACCAGTATCACCAGCCGCTAAGTTGAACCAAATAATCGTGCCAATTACGGGCGTTGCAGGAGCTTGCGAACCGACAATAGCCGCCAATGTTGCGACTTTACCGGCCACGCCTTTGCTGTTGGTGTAGGTCACTGTCGCATTGCTTGCGATTGCAGCTAATCCACTAGCAGCGGTACACATGATGCCGATCATTGTGCCTTCGCCAGAAGTTGTGCCATTCACATCACGCGCTGGTAATGTTGGAATTGTGATCGCTTGTGCGGTCGTTGTCGTGACTACTAAACCACTATTCACCCATAAAACATCGAAAAAGATGTGTGTGTGATTGACCGATGCAGCCATGTCAATCGAGGTTAAAAAGTTAGCTCCGACTGCTGGGTTTGAAATTGGAATACAACCGTAGTCAGCCGCCACCGTGCCATCAGTGACACGACCATTTAGACCAGGAGCGCCGGGCGACCATGCACCGGGAAACCCGCCATCTTTCCATGTGCCGTACCAATAGCCAGCAGCATCAGGCGCTGTGCCTGTTTTCATGAATGGGATAGATTTACCAGTGTACGCACCCAAACCAGCTGGTGGATATTCCGCACCCTGTGAGTCGCGGTGAACCCATGAGCCGTCCTCGCGGTAGCCCAAGTTTTCGCCGGGTAGCAAGACGAACTGCATCAGCTCAATCGAATTGGTGCCGTCAAAATGCTCGACACCCACATTGCACGATGTGCCTACGCTGTTGTTTGTACAGTAAATTGCTTTGACGTTGCGCTGCGTTGAGGCGGCAGGGCTGGCGACAATGGTGGTTGTGCCTGCCGTGGTGATGCGCGTATTGGTGCGGCCCGGTGTGATGGTGGTGCCGCTTACATCGACAAAGCTGGTATGCACCTCAATGGTGGTGGTGGCAGCGCTTGTGGTGAGGCGAACAATGTCGCTGGTGGAGGTAAGGAGCAGCATAATTAAGCAAAACGAATCAAAGAGGTGGCATCACCCACAGCAGGCATCGTCACGGTAAACGTGCCATTGGTGCTTGTGATGGTGCCGCCGAAGTCTAAACAGGCGACAACTCGGTTTGCTTTGCTGCTGTTGTAAATGATGGCACCTGTGGCGCTGATGGTGGATGTGGGCCAAGTGGGTGTTGTGAAATCCAGCCGCGCTGTTGTGGCACCCGTTACTGAGAAACCAGCCAGCGTTGCGCCGCCAGAGGTGTAGCCTGTGCCCGTAACCTCGTCGGTACCCAAGTTGGCGGTAGTGGGCGCGCCAGAGCCGGGGGTGCCAGCGTTGGTAACAGCTGCGCCGTAAGTGCCTGCATGGCCAGCTTTGATGAGCGCTATTTTATAAACATCGCCAGAGGCGTGCGTGCCTGATAAAACTTCGGCCTTGTAACTGTTTGCGATTGCGGTGGTGATAGCCATGGGGCGCTTCCTTTAAATTCGGTGTTTAGTTTTCGTAAGTAGTCACGGTTTGCGTGATTTCGTCGTTGGCGTCACGCTCAACCACCTGCACTGCGCGGGTGGGGTGGGCGTTGTTGATCGTCACGGGGGCGGGTTGCACATCGTTGGTGAT